CCTCTTTATGCCAAACAAACGCTTGCGCTTGCCTGACAGAACCGATAAAACCTTTTTCTGCGTGCCACGCGTCCGTTGCGGTTATGGCACTGATCCGGCGGAATACAATCCCGTTTTTGGTAACAGTTCTCTCGGTATGCAAGTGCCCCATGTGCATCTCTCTCCATATCGAGCCGCCCCACGCTTCAGGTGCTTCGATCTGCATCAAGCCGTCAATGCGGTTGCCTTCGTCCTCACCGTGCGCAAAGCCAATCAGATTGTATCCATATTGATGATATTTACGGCGTGAGGGCGACAGATCCACCTCAACCCCTGCAGTTTCCGCGTATCGCTGCGCAATGCCTACTGTAGCCGCGTACAATAACATTTGATCGTGGTTACCTGGTATCCACATGACTTTCACGGGTGCAAGCGCATGACATTGTTCAATCGCCCATACCAGTAACTCTACGCCTTTTCGGAACATCTTTTGCCAGCGGGTGTCACTGTCTAACTGCGTACCACCGGTTGTAGTAACCGAGGGCGTGTCAAAGTGGAAAAAGTCCTGCCCAATCGGAAACAGGATATATTCAGGGGTGCCAAAAATAACTATCTTGCAGAGCAAGTCCTCGACTGTTTTTCTCCAAAGCTCCTCGGCGATCTTTAGATCATAATCATCGCCACCAGTCTCCTCTCCCCACGCAAGCTTACCGAGGTGAAAGTCCATGATAGGAAGTTCCAGCATGAATGATCCCGCCGCGTGCTTGCGCGGAGTGATCTTTACAGGCGGCAAATCCTTGAACGCGTCCAACACTTGCGGCAGCGTTAGCTTGCTGCCAAGTGGCTTGACTGTGAGCGTGACAGAATACTTGCGGTTGGTATGCAGGACACCTTCGCCCTCGCCATTTTTGATGGTTACGTCCCACGATCCAGATGTAAGTTTGCAGGATGTAGCCTCCCAAAGAAGGGGGTCAAATCCGCACTTTTGCATAATTGAGACAGGACTTGCGGCTTCGTCCTCGGTAAGGTAAACATCCTGCTTGATTGTTTTAGACTTATCCGCGTTATAGCTGACTTCTTTTTGGCTAAATTCCTGGTTATTGTTCTCTGCTCGCTGCATGGTTTCAAGATGCAGTTTTATGCCGGCTAAGTACTTCTTCGCATTGTTATAAGCAAGCTTTTTGCCATAAAGCCTAAACAACTTATCTTGCGCGTTTCCATCCCCCTCAGAGATTTCCCTTATCAACGATTGTATGTCTAAACCGCTCCGAGTATAATTTTTCATTTCGCTCCTTTGCCTATGCGTTAATTATAATACATTTTCGCATTGTCAAGAGCGATTGGGGCGATTTAACAAAACGCTCCCATTTTTAGCCATTATTGTTTTCTCCAGCTGGCTATCCTGAAAATCCATCTTGCGGGATCGCCGTAAACTTCCCTGAACGAACCTTGCTTGCCAGTCCAAGGATCATTCATCACATAATCATCGTCGTTCTTGCCGACGAGCAAAACCCAATGCTGTTCCATGGACGCGGTCTCATTGTACAAGTCCACATGCACATGGACGGGAATACCTTCTGCCAGTCTGCTATCAATTCTGTCAAGCGGAGCGGGTGTCCAGTAGCATTCGATGTACTCAAAGTCTGTCAGCTGGGGGAAGGCAACTTGCACCATCTGCCAGTAGACATTTGCACCCGTAAACCCGCCTACTGCTTTCAGCCTGTCATTGACTTCTTCCGGTGTAATTCCAAGCCTCATAGCAAGGGTGACAATAAGGCAGCCCCAACCGCCGATTGTCATGGTTTTCGAGTAGCCGAGCAGGATGGTTTTCCAGCGTGGGTCTTGCTGCCAGAGTGGGGGGATGTCTATTAGCGTAGGCGGCTCTTGGTAGTCCAAACGCTGCATCCATTCAGAGCTTGCCCATGTTTCAACCGCTGTTCTGTACCAGTCGGGCTTAGTTTCATACACGCTCACAACCCGCCCGCTTTTGTACCAGTCAGGTTCAGGTCTGATGTTGGTACTGCTGATTTCCGGCGTGTAGCGCGTGCGCAGCCGATTAGGCTTTATGGTAACCACGCGCGCCTGAAATAGCGGCTCTTGCACCTCAGGCGGTTCAGGCTCAGGCGGCAACGGTTCGTAGCCATCTGCAAGCCCGAAGTAAGCCAGAAGCTCCGCTTGCGTGCCATTCCAGCGGTTCGTGTCTACATAGTGGCTTGCCACTCCAACCGCACTCCCATTGCCGCGCTCTCCGGTTTGATGAATGAGCCAATTGTTGACGCCTCTCGGCAAGGCAGGGGGCGGGTCTTTTTCAGGCGTGAATAGAGGTGACGGTCTACGCCATAGATAATGCGCTAACCACCAATCAAGCGGTGGCAAGTCCGCCACGTCCACAAATTGATTAATCCATAATGCCCGTGAATAGATAATCGGATAGCGTCCAGTTGCCCCGAATAAATGTTCAATACAATCAGACAGGGTTTGTGTTATGCGCGCCTTGCTATACCCATGATCCAACTCCGCGTCAAGCACCAACCAGTCATGTTCGTCTGGGTCAACAATGCGTAGAAAGCGTTCCATTTGCCGGATGGCGCTCTCCCCTGGATAGACAACATGATAGGCAAGGCGTGGCTTCGTGATATGTTCCCAAGAGTAGGCAAACCAAGGGTCTGTATATCCCCACGAAATACCCGCTCGCACCGCAACGAAGTCACAAGTTGCGTTCACCTTGTCAAAGTCCGGCTTTTGCGTGCCGTCCGAGCTGAACTGATACTTGCTGATGTCAATTCCAAATGGGAGTGTCATGCTAATCCTTTCATAAAAAATATCCCCAAATTTCAAGATAAGCGTCCATCGTGCCCGTGCCGCTTGCGATAATTTGATAATAGATATCGCCGTTAGAGTCGCAAGAAACGGTAAAAGAGCCATATGCCCAAACATCATTAGGCAAGCCAGCGCATGATATCTTTGGCCCCGCAAGGCTTGAGTTGGTCGGGCCTAAACAGAGTAATGCGTTAGCGGCGGCTGCGCTCCCTGAATCTCTAATCGCGGCATTCACAATTATCGCCTTAACCCCCGCCGGAACGCCAAACACAGATGACAGGTCAATCAGTGTCTTTGCGGTAGTTGAGCGTGCATCCCCATCCCAAGACGTTGATGTCAGTTGTGCGGTAAGGAAGACGGGTCTGCCGAAGTCAGCGCTATCAATCCCATCCAGCTTATCACTATCAGCAGCTTTTGCACTAATGCCAAGATAGCTTGCGTCAGCATATCCTTTCCTTACCGCTTGATTTGCCAGCGTTGGATTAGTTGAAGGCAGAACAGGGATGGAAGAGAATGTTTTTGTTCCCCCAACTGTTTGAGCAGAGGACGTATTTACAAATCCAGTACTATCAACTCCATCTAACTTATCACTATCAGCAGCTTTGCCAGTTGTCAGCAAATATTGCGGGTGGTCGTTGTCGCCAAGTCCGGTCAAAGTGCCGTGATCCGTCACTACAATGGGCTTCTCCCACCTCTGCAAGCGTTCAACTTCCCGCTCCAGCCGTTTCAGCTTTTGCATCATCTTTTCGTCAAAATCACTCAAAGTTCACCTCGCAGCCTAACGTCAATCTGCTCTCCACCATTTTGATCTACTTTCACGCTTACGCTTGAAACATGGCAATCCACGTTGTAGCCAAACGCCTCCGCAGTCAAGATATCACCAAATTGATAGTGCACGCCGTACATCATCCCGTAGGTATCGTGTAATTTTCCAGTCAATACCTGTCTCGGTTTGAATTCGTTCAACGCGGCGTCACCATCCGCCTCTAACAGTGCGGTTGTAGCATCATCTCGACTGTCCTTAAAATATTCCCTGCGATTCCATCGTGAAGCGCCCATTCTCGGATAGTTCCAGCGATAAACGCGCGTGCGGGCATCCCCTTCACCCTGTCCAGCAACTACAACCCAGTTTCGTTCGTCCGAGTGGTAAGTGCCAAAAGTGGCTTCACTCAGATTGCCGTACTGCTTACCGACCAATCGAGGATCTCCCGAAGCGCGGCTGTGATCCGTACCCCTCTGCCCGGCGTAAGTCCTGAACTGGAACGTAGCCGGCGATGTTCGTACCACATCAAAAGCAAGATAAACGCCGTTCTCTTTTGCGATATCTGCGAGTTCCTGAAGTACAGTCATTACATTTCGATATGCGAAAGCTTTTGAAATTGAAGCGCCGCCCGCACTAACATTCGCTTGTACGGTGATTTTTTGTCGTTCTGCCTCTGCTGTTTCGCCAAGCTGCCGCCTGACAATCGCCTTCATCATGTCATCGGGCTTGGCTGTCATTTCAGCATTGGCGCTCCCAGCGGCTGCATGAACAATCGCCGTGTCGAGCAACCAGTTGGCGTCGGTGCAATTGAGCCGAACGTACTCCTCGCCATTTTCGTTAGTGAAGAATTCCCAATCCTGCAGGAAATAAGCGGTCTCATTCTGCAGTTCCAAGCTGCCGTTTTTATCCCGCCAAATCTCGAAAATCTGCCCGACTTTGAAATCCTCGTAGTTGTAGAGCCCGCGTGGAAGTGTTAGCACCATCCGCCCGACCTGATTTTCCGTCCTCACGTACTCAAGCGTTATGAACGCCTGGATCACGCCTATTTTAGTGCCTCCATCATCATACCAATCTATCTGGTATCTCATAGCAGCGCTCCGTCCAGCCCCCAAAATTTCGGCGTCCACGTTATCCATGCCCTCGAATTAGTATCCGTATCGTCCATGAATAGCGAGATGTTATTCGCGCCCGGCTTCAGGTAGAAGTTCCCATAATCCGAGCCCGCGTTCACGTAGCGCAAGAGGTTGCCCCTGCCATTCCACCCGCCCCTGAATTTCAGGTATACCGGGTCGAAGTTCAGCCCGATCCACTCCCCCGTATGAAGCGTAAGCCCGTCAAAGCTCACATTCGCGCCGGTTGAATAGTTGATGATCGACTTCAGCGTGCCGGGTCCGTGAATCTGCATATACGGGTAAGTGTTCGCGCTTGCTGATGCCACGTTCAGGTTGAGCGCCACCAAGCCTGTCTTTGCGTTCTCGTCCGGGTCTTCCCCTGCGGTTGAGAATTCCCCGCCCAAGTAGAGCGAGCCGTCTGAGGCGAGGCAGATGGCATATAATTGGTTTGTTCCTGGCAAGTCAATGTCTATCGGCTGAAACGCTCCCTGAACACTCTTTACAATCCGATCTGTGAGTGTCAGGCTTCCAGCGGTTGTAAATGCGCCGCCTAAATAAATATCACCGTTGTCCGCGCACAGAACTTTAGCTACTGAATGATTCACGCCGCCCGCCATCAATGCGCCCCAGTTATTCCCACGCCATGCAGCCACATAATCCGCGTTAGCATCACCGCCAGCGTTGGCAAATGCGCCACCAATAACGATTGTGCCATTCGGATTTACATCAATTGAATAAACTGTCCCGTTTAATTCTGTTGCGCCTAAATCAGTAAACGAGTTGAAAGAACTTCCATCCCACATGCAGAAATAATCGCCGTTTTTGCCGTCTGCGTCGGTAAAGTTGCCGCCGACTAGCAAATTGCCATTTGACGCAAATTTTAAAACTTCCACATTGCCATTTAATCCTATTGCAAGCGGCGCCCATACTGTTCCGCTCCAATAAGCGACGTAATTGCAGTCAATATTGCCACTGGCTGTGGTAAAAGCGCCGCCGATATAAATTATTCCATTTGGCGATATTTCTATAGCGAATACCTCTCCGTCAATCCCACTCCCAACCGCGCTCCAAGCGTCATTTGAGATCGTGTATTTCGCAAAGTAATCCGCTTCAGCTACATCTGCGAGGTCGGTAAAACTGCCCCCCGCATACAAATCACCATTAGCGTCAAAAGCCATGCAACTTATACCATTTATAGTTGCCCCTGTTTGTGGATCGCCAACCGCTTCCCACTCCTGATTAGCCTTACTCCATCTCGCGATACCCTTTGTGTTAGCAACTGCACTCCCGCCGTTGCTTACACTTGTAAACAACCCGCAAACATAGATATCACCATTAGGAGCTTCTTTGATGTCGTAGACCGTTCCATTCACCCCCGCCAGCGGATTGACGTAAGCAGAGCCATTCCACTTGCACCAGTTGCCGTTCGGGTCGCGCTTGACGATAAATTCCGCAGGAAACTCCGCGTACAAGTCAAGCTCCTTGCCCTCGTTATACGCGCCTTGCAGAAGCCCGCTGGGGATGGAAAAATTGAGCACATCGCGCTGGTGGTTAGGCTTATCAGGCGTGTCTACCAGAGTAGCAGGTAAGGGGATGCAGCGAATGTCAACTGGGTGAGTGGCTTCATCGCCGTTAGCAGCGAAGCCCTGATATCTTACCACCATTTCGCCTTCAAAAAGGTCAGGTCTAAGCGCGTCAATTAGCACCTTGCGCTTGCCCTCAATTTCACCCAGCGTATCACCAGTAAAATCTACCACAATGCTGAATTGACGTGACTTGCGAATGTGATCCTGATACAGATCACCGCCTGAAGTCATTTTAGTGACAATCTGATTCCAGTCGCCATGACCCAGTCCGGTCACACTCACAACCGAGCAGTAGTCGTCCAGATCAAGCAGTTCCCCGCCGGTTTTGACATACTTCATTCGGGTAGAAGCACTGTCTCTTCGTGTCCCTTCCCAGTAATAGCCATCTCCCATGTCGCCACTAATGAAGGTTGACGGATACACTGTCTGCTCGAATTGCCAGCCGTCCGTCCAGAACGGGCTGGTGCTTGCCACGCTATCCCGCTGCAAAGACAACAAAACCGCGCCGGTATTTTGTGCCGTGAACGATAAGCTTATCCTCTGCCAATAGCCGGTTGCGGTGAAAGTGGTTGTGCCTTGCGTTTGGCTGTCAGATACCGCGTAAATGCGCATTGCTTGCCCTGCGATGCCCTTCACGTCAAGCGATAGCGAGTAAGCAAGTCCGGTGGTAATGCTCAAGCCTGGATAACTTACACCTGCAGCCGTGCCAGTATCCGGCGTGACCTTGATACAGCCCGGACCGCGTCTGGAATTCGTGCTGTCTACTGCGATACTTGTCGACCCGCCAAAAGCCGCATATCCGCCAGTCGAGGTATACGGCTGCGGGTTCTTGATATAATTCCTCCCCGCGCTTGGTTTTATGATCCAAAATTTCTTATGTGCCAAAACAGGTGCTGTCATTATGCCCAAGCCTCCATCAATTCAAATGCCGTTCTAACGTCCGCCGGATTACTGCTTGTAGGCATAGTCAGGTTGTATACATTGCCGCCCTTACTTCCGCCAGCCCGAATGAGTGCCTCTGCCACCGCTTTGCCAACCGCGTCCGCGTCCATCCCCCCGTCCGAGTTTGCACCCGTGAGCGCCTTGCTCAATGCCCGTTCCGCATCGGCACGGCTCATGATGAACCCGTCTGCGCTCGGGACAAACAACTCCCCGCGATAGCCGTACTCCTGCCAGGTGTAGGGATTGCCGCCCTGCACCGCGCCGCCGACGGCTTCATAGTTTTGAGAGTACCAGTCACCAGTGGTTCCGGTATACGTGCGGACAAAAACACGCTGCTCTTTATCGAGCAATACATATTTTTCCAAAGCATCGAAGGCCGCATAAGCAGCAGCCGTGTCAACAATAACATTGCCAGTCTTATCGTCTATTTTATATCCGTTGATGGTTTCCATTGCGTTGGAGTAAGCGGTGATAGCAGCTTGAGCACCCTCCTCAGACATATATCCCATGTCAATCGCCATTTGCATATATGCGGCAAGTTCGGCGTCTGTAACTCCACCGATTGCAATGGTAGCCGCAAACATATCCAGCACAACCTTGTCAGCAAGCTCAGTCATTTTTGCTTTTAGTTCGTCTACCTTCCCCTTAGCTTCTTCGTACTTTTCTGAGCCAATAGGGTTATTAGCCATGATTGTTTCTTGTTCGGTTATATCTGCAAGAATATCGGTAAACTCAAAGCCTAAATCGATGATACCTTTCCAATTGTTTTCAAGTGAGGTTACGCCAGCAAGGTCAGCCTGGATTTTCGCCATGCGTTCCATTTCTTCATTCGAAGCCGCAAGTGCTTCTCTATTGCGCTCTTGAGCATCTGCCACTAAATTAGCCGCCGCTGCGCCTTCATAGTTAGATGCCGCCCAATCATCTGTTCCTTCTGCCGCTGCCTGCATAGAGGCTTTATAATTTTCAACTAAAGAAGTTATAGCCTCCATGTTTTGAATCATAAAGTTATAATCGCCTTGCCCGCCCAGCATCGCCGCATCATAAGCAGCCTGAAGTTCGGCAGTAACCAACATCAAGGTTTGTGCCTGTTCCCAGAGTTCTCGGGTTCTTTTTACATCGGCTTTTTCGTTGAACACTGCCGCCCAATATTCCGCCCACCAGCTCGTAGCATCCGCAATGTCTGACTTCACCAAGTCAAAATAGTTCTTTTGAGCCGCTGCCATCTGTTCCCATTTGCCAGCATTATCAACCGTCAAGCCCCCCGTTTCTTCCAGTAAGCCCTTTGAACTTTCCAGAACACCGTTCAGCAAGGCTTGCGTCTTTTCTGCCTTTGTCAGCTCTTCAGATGTTTTCCCAATAGCTTCGGCATAAGCCTTGTAACGCGCCTCTGCATCAATCACAATACCAAGATTATCCAAAATAAGCGGTGAAGCCCGCCCGATGCCGGTAACGATATCGTTGAATGCCTGCGTAGTTGACAGACCCATTGCCCGCCCGCGAAGAGCAGCAACTTCCATCAGTTGAGCCAGCTCTCCACTATCCGCGCTTACTCCCAGCATCATAGCGCGCGAAGCCGCTTGCATAAGGTCGAAGTCGCTAACCATGCCAAGCGAAGCCTCTCGCAGGGCATCCATGATTACACCCATGTCTGCATCAAGGGAGCGTGCTAAACTGCCAGAAGCGTCTTCCATCCGTTGGAAAGCCGCCCCCTCTTTTGCCGCGTCCTGAACCTGTTTTATCGCCGCGCCGACGGCAACCACCGCGCCAGTTACTAAGGCGGCAGTCCCCATCATGCTGGTAAGCGAGGCACCAAAACCTTTCACCCCGCCTTGAGCCTCTTTACCAGAATCGCCAACACCCTTGATTTCGGACTTGACCTTATTGATGTCTTGGCTGGCTTTGTTTAGCGCACTGATTATAATCTGTAGATTAGGCATACTTTTCTCTCAATTCATTCACTTCACGCACAATCGCCCATATCTGCTCATTCTGGTGTTTCCACTTTGCCGTTTCACCTGGCTTTTGCCCCTCGTTCTTGTACGCCTGAAACGCCTTGTACACATTGCCAACCTGCCTCAATTTGCGCATCAAGCCAGCCGGCTGTTCCATCACCCCACCGGAGTAAGGCAGCGCACGGTACTCCTCACAATTCAGGCTCAATTCAAGCAGTCTTGGCATCGCGCCTTCGCCCTCTGCAAAGTTGGCAACCTCAATTAGGATAAAGGGTCGAGGTTCATTGCCTCGCTAATTAACTTTGCGATACAATCAGCAAGCCAAACAATGTGTGCAGGCTTGGCGTTATCCACATCATCGAGCGTCCACTTCGGCTCGGTCATGATGCCCTGTTTCACCGCCGCCCGGACAGAATCACCGCGCCATACGGATAAAGGCTGTGTTTCCTTGCCCTTCATGTCGCGGTGAAAGTCCTCAAGCATTTTTTGATTGATTTCAAGCAGTACGCACTTACCAAATTTCTCGTGTTCAAATTCCATTATCCGCTCCAGTTTCTATTTTTTGTTATGCCAGTACTGCGGTTTCAGACTTGGTTTCAATCTTCAACCAGTTGCTCAATGTCGGGTTATACACGCCGTCCAGAACCAGATCGTAGGTCATGACGCCGTTGCGATCCGGGAACATCTCAGGCGCTTGCATGGAGTGCCCCGCAAAGGTCAAAACCATCGAGCGTAAACCGGTGCTTGTGCCAGTTGTGTAAGTGATCCGGACTTGCTTTTCCAAGATAGCAGATGCCGCGCCTAACATGGCGATCAAGTGATCGTCGGTAGAATCGTTCAGCTCCAAGCTAAGTTTGAGCTGCCCGTTCCATTTCTGGTCATGGTGTGCAGTCGGAGTGCAATCGCCTAAATAACCTCGATATTCGCGGTTGGAGTTGATAGACAGTTCCCAGCTAAAAGCCGAGCTCGCTAAAGCCGTGAACGTGCTGCCAGTCCAGGTCTCAATTGATACCGAAGCCATGCAGCCGCTCATTCTGGTAACGGCCGTCCGGTCTGCCAAAGACTGCAGCGCGCCTGCAACCACCTTCCCGCCGAGGATAGAGCCGCCGACTTGAACACCGGTATTGTTCGCGCCGGAAAGTGTCAGGCTTGCTACTGAAGCATCCTGCAATTGCCAGACCTCATCGGTCTGTCCGTACTGAAGCGTCATGAAGTGAGGAGTAACCCCGCTGGTAGTAGGCGCGTTATAAGTACGCGTGTACGGACCCGCCCCGCTTGGAGTGGCAGCACCAAACAAAGCTTCAAGCCAGTAGTTCACATCTTCAAACGATTCGTCGCTGACTTCGAACGATGCAGAACCAGCGTAGTGATCCAGCGTAGTCTGATGGGTCGGAGCAAGCGTGCCCCTTAGTTGGTCTAAAGCCCGCGTCTGAAATTCAGGACGCAGCTTGAAACTGGATACATTCTGCAGCTTGACCGTAGAAGTCGTAACCGCCGTTCCGAACGCAGTCTGCCATGCGGACTGTAAAACATTATGCGCATTAAGCATCTTTCACCTCTGATTTTTCTTTCTCTTTTTCATACAGCCCAGCTTTCAAGGCTGCCTTCTGGATTTCTTTCGGCAGCTCCGCCCATTCCTCAGCACTCATGTCCCGCGCCGGAACGCCAGCGAAGTAGCCTTCACCTTTGTAGATATATTTATCCACTTGCTACCTCCGTGATATTCAACTGGCATAACACGCCAGCATAAAACCGCCCGCTTCCGCGCGGCCATTCGTACTCGCCAGGCGTCATTGATGCAGACTCCAAAGCGGTGTTTTGGTGAGGACATCTAAACGTCCTCAGCATGTCAACGTACTTGCCGGCATAGTCAACGATCTCGGGCGCAAACTCCCTGAGCCCAATCCCCTGCTCGCTCGCCTGCCAAAGCATCAGATCGGTTATCTGCCATGTGATCGTCACCCCCGTCCCAATCGCGATAAATGACATATCCCGCCCCTCGCCAGGATTGCCCCCAACTGGAAGCAATAGCCTGCACGGCAGGTGCGAGGTTGTGATATTCTCAGGCAGTTCGTCCAGCCCGAACACGGTCGGTGTCTTGCCGGAAGTGGTTGTCACCGTCTTCGCTTCAAGCGCTTCGTAAACGTTGGTAATTACGCTCATATCCCCAACCGCCTTTTATACCGGTCAAGTAATTTCTGCACATCCGAAGGCAGCCCTGAAGGCATAATCGTTACGCCGTCACCCGTCACAAGCGGTCGGTCAATGTCAGCACTGGTATCCTTTTGCCGGTAGATAAAAGCCGCAAGCCTTATGCAAGCATGAGTAATGTCAGCAGGTGCAGTCGCAGAATAGCCCCATGTGCCAGCCACGCTGATTTCACTATCTGAATCGTCAAACTCCCAACTATAATCCTCATCCAACTTGATAATCCATTTCGGATCGTCATTACGCGGCAATAGTCTGTAATTGCCAGAAGCAATCTCAACCGCATTGCCGTTAGTCAGTTTTGTAACAGTCAGCAGATCGTAGCCATAGAGATTCAATTCCCGCCCGTACGTGTCGTCTGAGTTGAAATACTTTGTGGCGGTCTCTGCTTCAAAATGCCTGCCGGTGTAAGCGTCAATCACCCCTTCAGCACGTGTCAGCAGGTCGGTCAGCAGGTTATCATCGCCGTTTGTGGTGATACCCAGATAATCTTTCAGGTTGCTTAGGTTCGCGTATGCCATTACTTCACCGCTTTAACCTTGCTTTTAGGCTTCATGACCACTTTTACAGCCGGCTCTACTGCATAGGTGATAAACCCACAGCGCATGTAATCATCCACATATTCCTCAGGCATGTCGGCGGTCGCGCCCTCTTTATACGGCACGGACTTTCCGCCTATGTTAGCCACAAATTCGCGCATAACATAAATCTTGATAGACTCACTCATAGCATCACCTCTCTCAAACGGGACCAACACATCGCCATCCGGCTTTATATGCCCGCAAATAACGTCAAATCTGCATATCTGTCTGAAGCCGTTCCTCATACAGTCAGCGGCAAATGGCATGTCCGGGCTCGGATGCCCGCCAATTTCACTCCGCCTCATATCTAATTTTTCCAACACCTTGCGCCGGATCAACGTACAGCCAAAACCCACACCGCTTACTTCGATCCAGCCTTGCGCTTTTGCCTTGTTCACAATCTCAGGAAACATGGTCAAACTCGCATCAGGCCATCTGGAATTCACAGAACGAAGGGCATTTAATACCGGTTTGAAATGGCGAAGCAGATACAGTCCATAAACCACATCCGCATCCATTGCAAGCATTTTCACCAGCGCATCTTCAGGGATTATCATGTCGTGCTCAACAGTGAACAGATAATCGTAATCGCCGGATAACATTCTCTGCCTCGCATAGCGATATTGATAAAGCGTATTCTCGTGATCCTGCTTACTGTTTCCAGTTAACCCATTTGGATTGTTTGTGCTTATCTCAACTTCGAGCTCAACACCATCTGGAATAGTTAACTTTTCAATGCTTTCCCGCGTCTCTTTATGAATTGCCAACTTCCCGCCTGCCAGCTTATAGGTCGGACAGAATAATAATATTTTTACCTTATCAGCAGAGGCACCGGAAGCCACAACATAAATGTCATGTCCCTCATGGATGTTTTTCAATTCCCCAATTGGTTTCACAGTGCCTCTGCTTCGTTAATTAGTCAGCCTAAGCTGATGGGTGGGTTGCGTACTGGAACGCCTCTGCCTGCAGAACTGCACAGCCGAAGCGGTAGGTAGCCAAAATGCCAACCTGCCCTGTGTCAGCATAAAGCTCATTCAAGCGGCGGATTCTCAAACCGCGATTGGTCACAAAGCCCATGTAGTTGAAGTTGCCAAACATCAAAGACTTGGCGCTCGCTGCAATATTAGCCACATTGCTATTCAGCACTACCGGATAGCCTTCCAGCGTTGGGCCGTCAACAGTACCGCTCAAGCGAGCCACACCGCTCGTGAATACGAACGGGTTGCCGCTCAAGCCTTTCAGGTAGAACCAGGTCGCGGGGTCCATAACCCAAGCCGCGCCTGTGTGATACGGTGATCCGAGCTTCCCCATCAATTCAGGGATTTCAGCTGCACCGATAGCAGATGCTGAGTCAAATGACAATCCAGCCGTGCCGCCGACAAACGCGCCTTGCGGCTCGGTCGAACCCGCACCGATCAAAGCGTAGTAGTTTTCAGTGTCAGCCACTGCGCGACCGATAGCGTTGGTCAGGAATGCCTCAAGATTACTGTTTTCATCTTCCAATAGTTCTTCAGATATCTTGATTAACTTGGTGAACTTATAAACCGGAACTGAAACCTGCGCGAAAGTAGGCTCTTCTTCAGCAGCACTAATCGCACCTTCTTCAGCCACCAGTGTAAACTTGGCAAGGCTCGCGTTCTCAGTCGGGAAGTTGTATTTATCCCGATCGGTGGTAACCCGCATCAAACCGAGTTTGCTGATAATCGATTCCTCGTCGCGCTTAGCGATAATCGAACCATATTCATCGTCAGGGACGAGATAACCACCTTCTGTGGTCGTGCCTTCCTGCAAGGCGGCTTTTGACGCCTTACGGATATTGGACACCTCTCCAGTGCGCACATAATCCCAAAATGCGCTTTTATAGCTTTTCTCGCCGAGACCATCGATCACAGCGGGCGCTTTTATGGTTCTCTCTCCCCGTTCAATGCCAGGTGCGGCTTTCAGTTCGTCAATAATTGACTTTCTCATGGATTCAAGTTCAGCCTTGATATCCACTTTAGGCTCTTCAGCCTTTACTTCGTTTTCGACGATTTCTTTTTCGTCCATTTTATTTTCCTCCTTAGGAATTGTTGAAATTGATTTTTGTTCAGCTTCAACCGATTCCTCGACCGCATCCACCGCTGATCCCTCAGCCTCTGGGATTGCCTCCGCGATTACTTCGGCTTTTGCTTCGATAACGGCAAAATCATTTGCCGGTTTTCGCCATTCATTCATGTCAAACAGCGCCAGTTCCCCAACCGGCCACACGCTTATCAGTCCGCCCGCGCCTTTTCTAACCAGGTGGCTCACTGCCCCACTTGATGCCCGTAAGCTGTCAAGACTCGCTTTCATCAACCGCTGCGCCAGGGGTTCGTCTGCGTCTAAAACAGGATCGAACCAATGCCCGCGTTCATCTGCCCCTACATAGGTGGCTTTGCCAATTAGCGCCGGCACGTCCTGCTTTTTGCCCATTTCATCTGGATCGAAACCATGATAGTAGGTGATATTCACTTGATCGCCGGTTTTCAGCCAGATGTCGGTATCGGAAGTAAACGTCTCTCCGTCCAGATCGCGCCCCTGCACCGGCCCGCCATACGGGACACCCAGCACGCGCCAGCCAGTCTCAAGATACTCTCCATCTGCCTTCAAGCGCTTTTCGGCATCAACCTCGCGCTCGACAACCCCCTCAGGCACTTGTATTTTTATTCTATACGTTTCAGACATTCGCTACCTCTTGTTCTAATGCTTGCTTTATTCGTTGTTTGATCCCTGTCCCATAAAGCGACTCTGCTCTGTTCACGGTCAGCCAGCCGCTTACACTGTGCCCATAAGCCTGGTTATCACCCTGCACGCGTGAGGCGTAGCTAACACCTTCAACGCCCACTTTTACAGTCCATCCGCCGCCGGCAGAGACGACTTTCCAGTTATCCCTAAGCTTGTATGTCCTTTTATATGGCACGCTGATATTTCCATGTTTCAGGTGATAGAAGAACCCGCGCCGGACTTTGTCATTCGACTTGATAAGTGGGTTAGGAGAATAAACCCTCGTGGGATAGGTTGACATTTTCCCGCGCAGTACATTACCTTCTGCGAGTATCTGCCTCTTAACACGCTGCAATTGTTCCAGCTTCGTTAGCTTAGCCACCAGCTCTTCCGCGCCCTCAACTCTTATCTGGATATCCACAGTGCCCTCTGCTTATCGGTCAACCCTGACTCCCAGTCATGTCGCACTCTGCAATTACAGCGCGGATGAAGGGGAGGCTCGACCCCATCTGTGATCGGTAGATTATCGCGGATCAAACAATCAGGGCAAACATGCCCGCTTCTGTCAGTCATCCAAATCGGGACTAAATGGATATTGCTTTCTTTTTCGATTTCCTTCACCAGGGCGTTTTCACCGCCAACAGCCGCCCTCGTAGTTTCTGTTATCGCAATCATCTCAGACCTGACAGGATTTTTGTATATCTTATCGAGTTCTGCAATTAACTCCATGCGCGACATGCCAATCTCATAATATTTTGTGACCAATCTACTCACACCCTCATAATTTCGATTAAATAATCGCTGCAACTCAAAATCGAGATGATTTCGCGCCCAATCTGCCGCGTCATTGATGATCACAATCCAATCACTCGGGCCAACGCCATAATTTTCCATCGCAACTTGTGCTTGCTGCACAAATACATCAACCAGAATCGGCTCAGCATCCTTTTGGATATGCTTCCATCCGCTCTGCCAGTAATCGTGAGGCACATTGCTCAAATTAGGTGGATCGCCCAAATAGCCGATCAACGTGTCGCCTTCTACCGACAGTCCCTTGCTAAGTACCCGCGCCAATCTGCGCTCAACTTCTCTAAGGCTGATTATTTCAGGCATTATGGATAATTCCTCCACGCGATCGCAGCGTCAAACACCCGCTTTACATCCTCGGCGCTCTTTACATTTTCAAGCGCACCGCTTATTGCCCCATGAAGCGAAGGCTCAATCAAGCTCGATTCAAACTCACGCAAGCCCTTGCCTTCTCTGATCCGCTTTTCCGCCATGCGCTGCCATTTGCGCAATTCGCCTTCCTGCTCGTCAACCGGCTCTGATCCTGCCACATCCTCGCGCTCGTCCATCTGCTCTTGATGCGCGTTCAGCATTGCCTCCTGTTCGCCTGTCAGTTCGTACCCAGCCAGTTCAAGCGCAAGTTCAATCGGCATCCCAGCCAGTGTCAGCTTATTCAACAGATCCGCCCGGTCGCCTTCGTCTTCCTGGAATATGTCCATCTTCTCGAACTTGAATTCCAGCCGCATGCCGTCCTGCTCTAATAACTGCGTATTCAAGGCATCCGCGAAAATCCGCGCTCTTGGCTTGATCGTATCCTCGTAAAATGACAGCCGATCTTCCTGCGCAGTTGCATAGTTAGCCGCCTCACTGTCAAGCAAGGTTTGTTTTATGCCAAATGCCATAGCGATATTATCTTTTGATATCTTATCAAGTTCAGGGAACGCCAAATCTTTCAATGGCGGTGTTAGTGTCGTGGCAGTGATAGACCCCGCCCGCATGCCCATAACCCTGAACGCATTCTTGATCGCGGTTGCTGATTTCTTGAACCAGTTCTGAACGCGCTCAATTTCGTTTTTGTCAGTAGCGTCAATGCCCAACAAAGTAACCGGCATTGCCCCACCCTCAAAGTACATCTCTGGAAACTTGCTTATCGAGTACAGTAGTTTCGCGTCAATCTTAGAAGCAATGCCTGCACCGATACCAGGAAGTATGTCCTGCGACGGGTCGAACTCATTGATATAAAGCATCTCGTACTTGCCAGCCTTCAGGTCGTTAGTCCACTGTGCCCCGCTGGTATTCTGCTTGAAGTTGATAATGCCATTTTCGTACTTGACCGTCATGTCAAACGGGTTGCGATATTTGACATCTTTTCTGTAGCCGGACTGATTAGAGATGATCTCTCCAAATGCCGCGCCCGATAACAGGCATGACGCCTCCCAGCGCCACAGCAAGTCGCCCAACTTGGTCGGATAAGGCCAGTCAACCTCGTTCTCTTCGCCCTTGTATATTGCAATCGGCACGCTCGATAGTGCGTCACACCTGAGCTGCACCGCCCGATAAAACAAGGGCACTCGTTTGTAGAGTGTCGCAACGGAGTCGGGCACGCCGTCACTGGTTAGCAGCTCCATCCATCCAGGCACGTTAGTTATCGTCTTATAATTGTCTGCCATCCAGCCTCCTACGCCCCGAACAAAATAACGCCCGCACCTACCATCTCGTCTTCATACGCATATCGCAGCGCATCAATGAGATGGTTATTCCGGTCTACTGGCACGGGTAAAGAGTTGCCACCCGCGTCCTCTTTCCACTTGTATGTCTGCAACTCGTTGCGCATATTTATGCAACTCACATCCACCAAGATCTCTTGTTGTTGCAGCCATTGAATTCCATAAAGCACACTATCCTTGCCTTTTTTCGCACCACCAACACTTAAACCGTGCGAGTTTAGTTCGGCGATCGACTTCGGTTCGGAGCTGTCTGCTATAAAATAATCTCCGCCAATTTTCGGTTTCAGAACCTCTGCAAGTTGCGGGTTGGTAAGCCCTGTCTCATAAATTTCGTCATAAATCCAGATGCGCTTTTTGCCGCGCTCATAATGCGTCATCGGCACTGCAGCCGGATCGCTTGAATACCCGAAGTCCAAACCATGCTTGCGATTGGTACGCTGCTCTTCTGGCAGATAGTAACCGCCCTGCTTGTCACTCATGTCTACCACTTTCCAGTTATTGAAAATGACATGCCCCAATACGCCCCAATTGCCAAGCGTATAAACGTTGTAAAAATACAAATCACTTTCGTTTTCAAGATCGGCAATGTCGTCCGCTGTTAGAAAGGCGTTATCTTTGTAGGTTGTTTTGAGAATGAGTAAATCACCTTCTTCAAGCCGATTCTGGTCGCTTGCCCAACCTCGCGATGCAAAATACTCATCGTAGATCCAGTGTGTCTGAAATATCGGATTGAAACTCAGTGTCAGCCGCTTTGCAGTTTTGCTTGACCCGCCGCGCTGTCTCTTTGTTAGCTCCTTCAAGCTATTGCGCTCGATCTCAGTGGCTTCTTCAACCCAGATGTCCGTTATCGCGCCTTTCGCCGGTGTCAAAGACTTCAGCTTTGCAACGTCATCCAGACCCGCAAAGATAGCCTGGTATCCGTTCTGGCATGTGATTAGCATGTCACTCTTGTTCACAGTGAAAAGTCCTTCACAATTCCAAGTGTCAATGACCTTCAGCATCTCCATGAATACAGACCCGCGCAATGTGCGCCCGACTTGCCGTACAATAAGATAATTACGCCCGCCTATCATTAGGTCGCGGACCGCCCTTTGTGCCAGAAACACGCTCTTGCCAGAAGCAGATCCGCCATAGAAAATCTGAGTGCGCCGCGTGTCGTTCAAGTACGCCCTGTAAGGCTTGTTGTACACAGCCCACGGCATTTCAACTCTTGCCAAGATTTCAGTCATCAATATCGCCGGTCATGTTGATCACAATCACGCCGCCGTCTTTTCCGGTAACTTCACTGCGTTGAGTCGGCTTGCCAAACTCTCTGTCAAGAATCTCAGTTGCTACCGCCTGCTTGATGCGCTCGTCTCTAACGTTCAAGCCAGCAACCTTCACTTTTGCGGCTTGCTCAACTGCCTCTCCGAGAATAAGAACAGCCCGAAGAGCTTTGTCTTTACGTAAAATATCAGCACGGGCGTTCAAGTTCTCATAATCCCGTTTGTAAAGCCAACCCTCCGACATGCCACACTTTTTCAGTGCTTCTGAGTTACTAACGGCATCAGACCGCGCTAAGACATAGGCGGTCTCTCTCTCGTCTAACCCTTCAAAAACACTGTCTAAACTCTTCATTTCACTGTCCGGCTTTTACCTTTGCTTCAAACACAAGTGCGATGCCTTCTCGCTTTGTTTCAGCCAGCATCGCCATTTGCGGAATTGCGTTCTCACCCATGTCGAGCGTCAAACGAATGCCGCCGTCTGCCAAAGTCTGCACCTTCGCGACTACCGCGTCGAATCGAATCACTGACTTCTCTGCCAGATCACCCTCGCTTTTTCGACCATCCTGCGCCACGTCCAAAGTGCCTCATATCAGTCCGTTCCACCGATCCAACTTTCAGATGACTTCAGCTCAGAAATTTCGTCGCGCAATTCCTGCAGTTCTTCACGCAAAGCAGCTTGATCCCGCTCGATAGCGTTGAGCTTCGCCGTGAGAATCGCAAGCGTATCTTGTGGGGGAAGAAATCTATACTTCACAGCGTTCCTCCGTTCATCGCATCCAGCCGCGCGGTAAGTTCCACTATTTGCCGTCCAAGCTCGCTGATTTTCTTATCCCTGCTTTTGACAGCAGCCTGCAATTTGTCCACCTGCGCTTGTAGGTCGGAGTTTTCTCGTTTCATGGACTCAATAGTGTCCTCACGCACCTTCTTTTCCCCGCGCAAAATATCCACCTCCGCCCGCAATTCTTCAATCTCAGCCGTCAAGTTAGCTTTCAATTCCTGGTATCGCGTTTCTTGTTTGTCAATCAGATCGTAGAGCTTACCTATCGTGTCAGCATCAATGTTAGCGTTATCGTGCTTCTGCTTGCGGGCCGAGAAATAAAGCGCGATCCCGCTCGAAATAAACGTGAGAGCCATGAAGACTTGTTCAAATGTCATCGGTCGATCCTGTCCATTATCCGCAACGTCATCATAGCGTTAGCTCCTATCAATGCAACTGTCAGCAGAATGCCTGACCTTACAAACACCTGGTGCGAAGGCATCCGCAAGTCCAACGCCACTCGCAATATCGAGTACGTGTAATATGCCGCCCAATAAAGCCCCATGAACCCCAACGCCAGCTTGATCCACGACTTGCGATGCCGGAAGTACTGCGCGAACTCCGCGTAAGCCATGATCAATGCCGCTATCACAATGGCGTATTTTTCGAGCTCATAAAGCCAGTCCGCTTCCATGCGCTATCCTACCGCCGGCTCGTCTTCTTCCAGGCCGATGTCAATCGCGGTCAATGACGGCTTATCTGTCAGATCGTGCAAGAGATTGGACCCGCCCCCTGCCACGACTGCGGTCAGAATTTTGCCGATCAGCTCGTCAGGGATATACGGCGCGAATAGGTTCAGCCCCGTGAACCACACGAACACGCCTGCCAGTACCCAAGCTGGATACATCAAAAAAAACTTGTCCCAGCCGTACTTGTCAAACAGGGGCGTAACTAACGCAGCCACAAGCCGGTTAGCCAATACCATCATCCCGATCACAACGCCTAAAACTGTCACGTCAAATTCCATTATTCCTCCGATTGTTTGATAATTAATGAGCCGGCTTGGTCCGCTGGCTATTTCTCACGCGCCCGTGAGGTTGCCCTGCTTGCCGCGCGTGCCGGCTTCTGTTCAACATTTATTCCGATCTTCGTGCAGATGCGTTTCTATCCTGCAGCCGTGTAACGGCTCTGCGAAGTCGGGGCGCAATTCGTCTTCGTCATCCAGCCAAAATTCGTCGTGCCTCCGCTCGTAATTAATATCCCTCTGGATATCGTTTACCTGCCATCGCAGCCATTCGGGCCACTCGCTCTGGTTAGTGCCATAAACCTCAAGACACTCACCGCACAACTGGCGATTAAGACTGATTAGCTTTCCGCATACGCAATTTCGCTGCCTCATGAATCTCTTTTTCCAAAAGGTTAGTGCCATTGCTCGAACCTTTTACTAATATTTGCTAAAATTTGGCTAATTCTCTGTTGGCAACAGCCGACCATCTCTGCTATTTCTCCCTGCGTGTGCCCGCAAGCGAACAGGTACACAATCTGCTTTTCTCGCAGCGGCAAATTGTCAATAGCTTTTTGCAGATCAAGCCTGGTCTCAACGCCTTCCACGCTTTCGAGGTTCTCGGTTGAAATGATGTTCCTAATGTCAAAATCCCGTTCCATGTCATCTCCTGTTTCTGAATCAAAGCGGGGTCGCTCACCATTTCTGGCAAACGACCCCGGTCATCTTGGTACTCGTGAGTCGAGTTATTTATTCAATTGTGCGCGGCGCAGTTAGGTTAAGCGGCTATTCCCTCCAATAATCGTAAATTTCAATCTCAGGCGTCTTATCATCCTCTGCCGTCACCACAATCTCTTTGTGATACTCCTCGCCATATTTTTCAATAAACGAGATTAATTCATTGAGCGTGTTTATTTCAGTAAACCATCCGCCATGATTACTGTCGAAATCTTCTTCCCAAACCGCGCCTTCAAACGGCGGCTGATCTTTTTTTTGATAATGTTGCCATCTATCTTGGCTCGTTCTTGTCACCTTGAATTTCACTTTTCGTCCTCACTTTATTGTGCGCGCTAAATTAATCAGCCGTCAAACCCGTCTGTTAGCTATTTCCTCAACTAACCTGTCTATTCTATCATCAGCCTTATGAATTACCTTTATCAAACTCTCGATCTTATCAAGCGCTTCATCAAGCAATCCGGCAAACTCTTCAGCGTCTAAAACGTTAGTCCTGTCGCTGCTGTTGTTATAGTCGGCGATCCATTTTCGCTGGATGGCAATTTCTTCAGACGAATAGAGGATAGCTGAGTCGCGCGAATGATAATGTTCGAACAGCAACGACCCGTCATCGCACTGTGTGTGTTGCCACCTCAAAACATAATGGGAATGGTGCAGCAGCCCGTCATTCTCCATAAACGGAACTACAAATTTTGTCGCCGGATTGTGTTCTTGCTCCAGAATTTCACCGTCTATCCTGCCACCAATAAATCTGATTTTATGCTTCACTTTTCGCCCGTACCCTCTCGTTCTGCCAAAACATAAATATAGTGCTTTTCCTTCTTGCCATTGATTACACGGTAACGTGTTTCAAGCCGATATTTTCCGTAAAAGCTCTCGTCTGGAGGCGGTTTGAAATATATATACGATTTCCCGTCCATGTCCCCGCCCTCGTATGTCACAAAATATTCTTTACCCAATCCGCTCATCTCTCACCCGCCTTTCCTGAAATATGCCAAATATGCGCGCGATCCAATTCAATCTCACAGCACCAGTGGCTTTCGGTGTCTTTGAGCCGGTTGAATTTCAACTCATACTCGAATTCATCGCCGCTCTCAACCGCAATAGATACCCGCCCTTTGAGATGGTCTCCTATCAAGTACTTCACGTTTTCAATCAGCAAACGCTCAATGACTTCAGCATCCAATTCTTTGTCAATGATTACCTGTCTGCGGATATTATTGATCTCTCTCATAACTTCACCTCTCGCCTACATTTTCCAGTTATCTTTACGTCCCAATCGGTCACTTGACCGCCTTTTATGTCTAATGTTATCACGCCGTAACCAGTAGCCTCGACACTTCGCCATGCCGCGATTATTGCGGCCTTTGTTTCATCGTCCCACTCCGGCAGGCTATGCACCTGCTCCGGCATCCAACGCCCTCTTGTTTTGGTCGTTTGCTTTTTCCACAAGACGTAAAAACGCAGACCTTCCGCCCGCAACGTGTTTAGCTATACACATCGCTAATCCGGTTTCTTTATCAAACTTTTCGCCCGGTTGCGGTCTGCTGATAACTCGCGTTCCGTCCTTGAATATGGCGATAGCAGTTATCCCGTTGTAGATTACTTGCACGGGGATAAACAAATCGCGGGGACGGCTCGCTGAATTTGTGAAATCACCACTAACATAGATAGTACCATCTGGAAATTGGGCATACATTGATGTTCCAAATTCTTTGCAGATATATTCAATTTTTTCCATCATTCCTCCAACGTCTTTACGAACAATTCGACCGCCTTGCTGACCGCTTCGTACACGTCCGTAAAGCGGTAAACTTTCCAGCCTAAATCAACGGCACGGTTGTATTTTTCGCAATCACCCGCGAACCCTTGCGGTCTGTTGTGCCTGCCGCTCACCCAGGTTCCGCCTTCGATCTCAAAAGCGATCTTGCGATCCACCCACGCAAAGTCAAATCGCCACCTGCGCGGCGGCGCAAAGCGATATTCACGAGTCGGCTCTGTCACCCCAAGTATGCCGAGCTGCATCGCAAACAGGTCTTCAGGGTTGGATTTAGCCATCCTCACCTCCCCCTGCCACGCTCATCAGACACATCGCCAGCACACCCAGCGCACAGCCGATGAATAGCCCTATTATGAAATAGATTATGTAGGTCATTCTTCCACCTCTCCATTCATCCTTCGTAGTTCATCGAGGCACTCGTGCACCATCTCGATAATTTCGCGGACTTTTGGCACGCGGTTGACGCTCATTCCGCGCCCGCAGTATTTGTACCAGCTTACTTCCAAATCCCGCCATTTGAAATTGTAAGGCTGTTCTACGTCTTCGTTCCAATTGTAAGACTCAACCTCAAATACAGCGCACTTGAAGTCAGCCCCCGTGTTACTGAACGGATCACCTTCCAAATCAAAAGCGATGTTTAGATAGCTCCTGATCATTTCCAGTGCGCCTTCGAGCTCCCAGCCAACTTTGTACTCTTTTGTCGGCTGCCCGAACATTGCCTGCCCTAATTCTGGCTCGTATGCAAAATCTTCTTCAGTCATTTCATCTCCTTATCAATGATATACAATTTGTGGGAACTGAAGTTGGGGCTCCAGCCAACAGAAGCCCCCGCGTTGCTCGGGCTGCGGTCAAAACTCCATGCAAAAAAGGCTTTAGTCATGTCATTGACCTGCTCCGCATTCTTGAACTCAATCACTTCACCCACCCCACTCGTGAACCTGACATAGATCGTCGTATCACTTGTGACCTTCATGAGTTCAACGTGCTCAAAGTTGATAATATATTGTGATGTCATTTTTCACGCTCCTTAATAATTCGGTAAACAATAGCATCCCAATTGTCTTGCCAGTTGCGATGTCTCGGTTGATTGCCAGCGTTTATCAATTCGTCTATCCAGCCGTTCAGTTTCTCGACCATAGCTTCCAACTCTGCAATCCGCTTATCCAAGGCGTCCTCAATCGGGCGGGTGTTCCAGTCAGCAACGCTTGCCGTCCGGTGGTGGAAATAGCAGTCTTCATTCGGGCAATAAGCAACCTTGAAATCCTCTCCCAGCATGGTGTACTTGTGTTTTTTCGCTTTGCTGCCACAGAATGGACACGCTTTTAGTTCACTCATCTTTCCTCACTCTCGTCTAAAATTCTGGCATTCAAGGCTTTCCACAAATCGCGCCAGTCCTTTTCGCTCAATCGCATTGGCGGGTTGTGCCCGTCGCTCAACATCGCGTGGTCATCAAAGACCTGCAAATCCCAAATGCCAAATACGTATTCGGTCATATTCTATTCTCCGGTTCTATCCATCCCAAACCAAGATTGCGAAAAACATCGATCTCCTCTGGCGTATCCAGCGGATCAGTAGAATCCGCGCTCCACATCCTGCCGTCTCTGAAACTGAGATTGTCAGGGCAATAACCGCCTTGCCATTTGCGGGTCATTATCCGCCTCGAAAAGTCCGAGCTGCCAGTCCTGATCAAAAAGATGCAGCCCCATTTTTCGGGCGTGGTTATAAATAAGTCCGTATCCATTCCCCAATACTGGAAGCGCGCATAGAATTTACCTCTCTTTTCAAATGGCGGCGGGGTTAGTACATCGCCTTCAATAGCGTGGTAAATAATCTCCGGTTCGTAGAACTCATTACCGAATAAATCCACTCTCGGTTTTGGAATTGCGACAATCTCAATATCACCAACCATCGGCTTTTGCCGTCTAATTGAGCCCGCAATTTCGACACGCTCACACGCCGGCTCTATCTGCCTGATCAGTAGTTCGGCATATTGCCTCGCTATGTACAATTGCGTTTTGCTACCATCGCTCATTTACTGCCTCCTGTTTCTCTATCTCGATAGTTTCCGTGTCATCCACGTCCCAGCCCCTGTCAGCACACTCAACCTCAATCAGCTTGCGTAAGCGTGCTGTCGTCCATGCCTGCACCTCAAAATATTCGCCTGAATTGTGGCGGATAAGATAGTGTTTCATTTTGCTGTCTCCTCATACACCACATGCGCGTACTTGCCAGTGTGCAACCGCCACACTCGACCGTCATATGATGGTACTAACCCATCTTCCAAGAGTTTGACTGCAGATGAATAGTCACAGGGATAGTCAAGTCCAAAAAACGACGATATATAAGCCCAGACCGAATCCGAGACCGAAGCCCTGACCGAAGCAAAGACTGAATCCGAGACCGAATCCGAGACCGAAGCCCTGACCGAAGCCAAGACTGAATCCGAGACCGAAGCCCTGACCGAAGCCAAGACTGAATCCGAGACCGAATCCCAGACCGAAGCCGAGACCGAAGCCGAGACCGAAGCCGAGACCGAAGCCCAGACCGAAGCCGAGACCGAAGCCCTGACAGAAGCCCACTCGTGCAGCCATTGGATATGTTCAGCTGTTACCTCTGTTACTTCCGGTAATTCAAGCGGATGCACAAGCGGCTTGATAACCAACGGTTCAACCACCGTCTTGAAGTCAAGCCGTCTTGCCCATTTTTCTGCCGCCTCACTGTCGTCTCGCTCTGAATTAATTTGATCAATTATAAAACTGCCGAGCAGCGGGTTATATTCGTATTTGTTGCATCTGTCCTCGTCAAGTCCAAAGTGCGAGCAAACATGGGAATGGCTGTCCACTCCATCATCATCCAAATTTGCCTTGCGATATTGCCAGTCGAAGTAGTAATACTCCGCTGGATGACGAACTGGGTCTGTTACAAAACTAAAAAAGTTACACATTTTTTGCCGCCTTTCTGCGGATGCCATTCACTATGAACCACTTCGACACGATGCTCCGGCTGCGCTCTTGTATCCCAATCATCTGTCCCATCCACCAGTACGAACGCCCTTCGTCAGCCCACGCCAACAACTTCTCACGGTTGGCTTCACAAAGTCCCATAATTGTAAGTTGGGTCATTGCTCTATTCTCTCCAATCATCGTAAATTTCGATTTCTAAAATTGAGTGGTTTTTCCAACATTGTCCGATAACCACGCTCCCATATTTTTGGGTAAACTTCAGCAAATCTTCCATCGTGTCCAATTTGACAAACCATCCTTCTTCTTCAAAATCACGCATAATGTGCCCTTGCTCGACACGATGATTTTTCCCTTCGGAATACCACCAATCGTCAGGCTGGTTTTTATAAAATGGAATTTTGCTGGGGCTATTAACGGTTCTCTCATCAATCCGTGTGTAAGTCTTTAGGTACGCCTCTTTGCAGGGCTTGGCGTCCATTGAATGCGATGACGTTCTGCTGACCATGAATTCCATGCTATTCTCCTTGTGTTTTATTTAGCTCTGGTGATACCACACCAGCTTTTGCTTCCAGTTCAGCAACGTAAGCGAGCAACTTTTGCCTTACTTCCCTGCGTTCTCGGATAGCAACGGATAGTGTCGGCTTTTCTTCAAACAGCCCGTACTTCCTGTTTTCTGTTTCGACATGGTCTCTCGCTACCATGTATGCCGTCAACAAATCCACGAATTTTTCGCTCATTTTTCCTGTTTCCTTTCTAAGCCAAAATTTGGCACATTTATCGCGTTTTTTTTAACAACCTACACAATTACTCTATTTGGCACTCTTTTCAAGTTTTCGTAGGGGAGCGAATGGGCTCTCCTGCCATTCTGCAGCACATATGTAATGCCTGCCACGTTTGCGCATGTCTTCAGCAATGGCTTCAAAGCCATTTGCCTGCGCCGCTGCGATAAAACGCTGCCATTCCTCTGTGTTCAAAATTCCATCATTGAGCTTTCTCATCAGTCTCAGTTTCCATTCGACAATCTTGTAGTACTGCATATTATACTCCTTTTCTCAGGCTTTTGCCCTGAATAACCATGACTTTATTTTTGACATCCCTGACACGATCTACCAGGTATGCGCTCAATACCTGCTCCGGCGGATCGTTGGATATTAGCACCGTCATTGCCTGCTTTTTCAGTGCCATGCGGTAGCGCGTGTCAACAATTTCTCCCATCACTTCGTTGCTGAAATCAGTAACATTCACCCTCCCAATTTCGTCAATTACCAGCCATTTTACGCTTACAATTTCTTTGATCCGGCGCATAAGTTCAGTCTGCCCATTATCATGTGAGTAACTTGCCCGCAGCCAGTTGATAAGTTCCATTTGCCGATAAAACTTAGCGGATCTAAATTCCGTCACCGCCTCCACCGTTGCCGCGCGTGCCAGAACCGTCTTGCCTATGCCATAATCTCCCTGAAGCCATAGCATCCCAAAACCGGCTTTTCGCAGTTCTTTTAGGGCGTTACCGATCAAACTAAGATTGCGGGATTTTGGTAACAATCCGGGCACGTCCTTATCACTCAATTCAACATTGGCTTCAAGATAAAATCCTGGGTGATTAGGACAAACATCGTACGCACCGTCAATCTCAATCAAGCCTTCACCGTGACATAACGGGCACTCAGAATTGCAGCTCGCCATCAAACGCCTCCCCGTTATCAATTATCACAACTTCACTGGTACGATCCACCTCATACCCGCCCATGTCAGGCACTTTCGGTTTGCGGCTGCTATTTACCCGCGCCGGTCTTTTGCGTTTTTCAATGTCCTTAAGCGTCCAGTTGAGAGCCGACGCCATGTTGCTGATGGTGTAATCTTTATCTTGCATTCCCTGTAGCGCTTTGCGATAATCTTCCGGTGTTCCACCTGCTTCAAGAATTGTCTGAACCGCCTCAATTTCAGCGTTTAGCACTTTTGGCTCAACTCCTGTTACAACTTCGTAAACATCCGCGAAAAGTTGAAAATCCTGGGGGGGTAAGGGGGGGAGAGGAGAGTTAATGTCTTTAGGGGAAGGGGAAGGGGATATTGCTGGGCAGTTGCTCGCATTTTGGTCGAGCGAATTTTTAGCACGCGCTTTAGCACTTGCTATAGCACCTGCTTTGGCATTTGCCGTAGCACTTGCTTTACCGCCCTTACTGCCAGCAGCGGCCTTTTTCTCGCGTTCAGTCAGAATGAAAGCTTTGGATTTGTTGTATTCAAAGTAATCGTGAATGAACCATCCTTCACCGACCGCCTCCCATAGTCCAGCTTCTACCAGCGACTCTGCCGCCGCTTTTGCATTCTTGATTTTTGCTTGAGCAGCAATGATCAACAGTCCTGGCGGGGTGATTATTCCGTCCGTCATGTATCCATTCGCAAAAGCAAGCGACGCAAGATACATATACGATACTGGAACTGGCAATGAAGTGATTTTAGGGTTGCTAAAATACTTATCATCAACGAGTGCCCATGCCATGTTATTCGTCCCAGCTTTCTATGTTTTCCAACCACCGACTGAAACTATGACAGGCATAGGCATTGCCAATTAGTTCACCTGGCTTGCCACAATATTGGCAGGTGAATCTATCTCTCTTGAATACTTCAAAGCGCAAACTTTGTGGTATTGATATTCTCTTTGACATATATTAATCATCCTTTGCTGGTCTACAAAGCCGGCCAGCAGGCTCAGGGGTGAAGGAGGCATCCCTGACTAAAAGATAGGTTCTTGCCCTAAGTCTACCATAAACTGGCGGGCAACCATTGTCAGCTCTATTTTAGCATCTTTGTTCAGAATGTAAGCCCCGGATCCGTCCGGATTTTTTTCGGGCTTCATCCAGTCCAGAATTGCGCTTATCATCTCAGGTTCAATATCTGAAAAGCTTTTGTGTCCGGTCAAGTATTCCTGCGCCTGGTGACGTTCATCATCCCGATCCGCAAAGTGCTCCAATAGTAAAACCCTCACCAAGTTGATCTGTTTTTCGTTAGCAGGCTTCGCCTTGGCAGCTTTTGTCTGCAGCGCTTCTCTTAGCGTTTCTGGAGACATGGGGCGTGCCCACTTATTGTCGTTTGTTTTAGGTTCAGGCAAAGCCCGTTTGTCAGTTCGTGCTTCTTCAACCGGCATTTCTTCAGCCGGGGTCGGCTCGTAACCTGCAAGGCTCATAATCCAACTAAATCCCAGCCGGTACGCCTTGCCAGTCGCCCTGGTAACAGCCATTGACCGGCGCGCATAACGTTCTCGCGTCTTCCACAGCTTTTCGTCGCTGCTGACAATGCTGGATGCGCGCCCTACAACCGCACAATCACTCGTACGGATCAGCTCGACAGTGGCTTCAAAATCCCCATTCTCGCGCTCAAGAACATCAACCTCGCGAGGCAACACCCCCATCATTGC